ATAATTCCTTATCTCTTAGAGTTAGGACAGATTTTTACCTCAGAAAATAAAATTGATGAGGTTGAACCTTTAAGGAAAATAGATGAAATTTCTTTTTTAAAAAGAAGTTTTGTTTGGAATAGAGAGTTAAATAGGTGGATATCACCTCTTGAATTAAATGTTGTTCTGGAAATTCCGTATTGGACAAAAAAACAGTTTGACTTCAAACAAATAACTGAAGACAATGTTGAAAATTGTCTAGAGGAACTTTGTTATCATGGAGAAGAGACATTTAATAAATTTAGTCGGGTGATAATTAGAGCTAGTGAAGAACTGCTGAATTTTCATCCCCCATCTTCAAATTACTTTACGTTGCTTGCGGAAGTAAGCTCGCGAGATGGGTGGTATTGAGCATATACAGTAACCAAATGAACAGTAAAATATTAAAAAAACGTTTTGAAAAATCAATTAACTGCAGGATCGGTGAAATTGACAGTATAAAGTTAGATCCTATTTATTATAAACATGAGTATCCAGCTAGACGGGATAGTGTTGAATTTTATAAATATGTATATTTTAAAAGTAAGTGTCAAATGGACGAAAAACCTGAAGATACTAGAAATGTTGTTAAAGTAGAGGAATCTGAAATTCAAAATATTGGAAGTGGAATAAAAGATTTATCTGATGCCAGAGTTGGATCTAGCGAACCCACAATGGTTAAACATATACCCAATTGGCTTAAAACTATTCCAAATGATGGTTATAAACCTAGTATAGAATTGTTTCTGGAAAAAGCAGAAGTAAGAGAAACTGGTAATTTTACCACTACGGATACTGCAACAACTTTTACATCAACTGATATTTTTACTGCTTTGAGAGCGACGATGAAACAAAATAAACTAGAAGGAATTCTAGGTTTTAGAGCTACGACTGTTTTGACTCTAGAAATAAATGCGACAAGATTTATGCAAGGTAGATATATTTTAGCTTTTCTTCCGTGTGGTGGTGTGCGCTTAAATACAGTGGCATCTGCCCAATGGATATTAATGCATAGATATAATAGAAGAAGTATTACGCAATTACAACATGTACAAATTGATTTAAATTGTGA